GAGGCTGTTCTTAGCGGATCACCCGTGCCGTCGTTTGCACTTGATCCGATGTTGATGTTCTGTCTAGCCATACTTTATATTAATCCTTTTTGTTATGGGTATTTATTGTAAATTCTATAAACCTAATGTAATTATTATAGGTCTATTAACGTTCTTTGGAATTTGAACACAGTGCTATCACTGGTGATATTTGTTGCCAACAATCTCACATTGCCATCATCGATGTCTGCTGTGAATGTACACAGTGGTTCAGTGTGGGAAGTGGTTGAGCCAAACACAGTAAGATATGCTTCTATGGTGCTGTCCGCACTTGGACCATGTATCAGGTTTGCTTCCACTATCTCAAATCTGCTGTTCGTTGTATCTGTGATTGATATGAAGTATTTGGCACTCCTGTAAGTGGCAGAACTGAATGAGTCAATTTCTGTAGTCGCCGATGTGGCAACTGTCGTGGTGTTGTCGTTGATGTCTGAATGATTCAATGTCGCACCCGCTGTGGCAAAACCCAGTTGTCCATTACCGTCCGTTTTAAGGAACTGATCGGCATCACCGTCCGCGGTTGGAAATTTCAGAGGACCCAGTTTGACTGTTCCTGATCCATTGCCTGATAATTCTAGGTCTGCGTTAGAGGCGTTTGAACTTACTGTGTTGTCAGCAATCGTGACACCGTCTATGGTCAATAATGCATTTGTACTCAATGTAGTGAACGATCCGGCGGCCGGTGTTGTTCCTCCGATGACCGTGTTGTCTATGGCGCCGCCATTGATGTCTGCTTTTGCTATTACGACCTGTCCTGTGCCTGCTGGTGCAATCACAAGATCTGAGTTTGATTGTGTGGTTTTTATTTCATTGTCTGTGATGTTTATGTTGGAGTCAACAGTTAGATTATTGATGACAACAGATCCCGTTCCTCCCGGAGTAAGATTTATATCAGCATTTGAACTCGATCCGATTGTGTTGTCATTAAAGGTCAAGTTGTCAATTGTTGTTGTTCCAACTAAACTTGTAGTGCTTGTAACATTCAACGTTGAAAGAGTTGTCAATCCTGAAGGCACAGCCAGAGTAGATCCAAGATTTGTTGCACCTGAAAGCGTTGCGGCACCTGAAACATTTATTGTCCCGTCGACCACCAGTCCGTCATTTACGTTGATGATTGAAGAATCATCTGAACTCAAAGTTGTACCTTTTATCTTGATTGCCCCAAATACAACCGAGCCTGTTCCGTTGGGCGACAGGTTGATGTCGTCATTTGATCTTGTACCTTCGATGTTATTGCCGTTGATTTTGATGGCAGGAAATGACACCGATCCCGTTCCAGAAGGAACAAAAACTATATCGTCATTTGACCTTGTTGCACTGATCTCGTTGCCGGAGAAAGAAAGATTACCAGAGAACAATGGTGATGCATAAAGTTCATTGAAATTGTTATTGACCTTGTCCATAGCGACACGTAGAGTGTCACCTGTTCCGTCGTTTGCATTAGATCCTATGTTTAGTGTCTGTTGTGCCATGTTATATGTTTATGGGTCTCCTTACAAATTTTACAACTTGGTTGTTAGTGTTATTTACTTGTCCTAGCAATCTTACGTTGCCGCTGTCCACATCTACAGAAAGATCCAGCGTTTCATACACACTTGATCCATCGCTGTTACCGTTATCTGCACCTTGGGTTATGCTTATAAATGCAGATCCACCGTCATGTGTTACATTCGCCTCCATGAGGCTGTATCTATTTGCAGTCGAGTCAGAGACCTGAATAAGATATTTGGCACTCCTGAAATTTGTGGTAGCGAAACTGTCAATAACCTGCACTGCTGAATTGTTTCCAAGCACTGTTGCTGTACCGTCTGTTATGTTGCTGTGAGAAAACAGTATAGGAGAAGTGAAATAGGATAGATTTCCAGAGCCGTCTGTCTTTAGTACCTGTGCTCCTTCACCATCTGTCTTTGGAATCTTAACACTGTTGACGGACACCTTGCCTGTACCGCTGGCCTCGAATTCTAGATCATCGTTGGACCTGTTGGCCTTTATTGTGTTGTCCGTGATTGTGACACCATCCGCTGTGACTGAAGGATTGGTTATGGAAACAGTGGTGAATGTCGCCGCCGCTGGTGTTGTGCTACCTATCACTGTGTTGTCCACTGTGCCCGTGTTCAAGTCTATTTTAGATACTTGAACTGAACCCGTGCCGTTTGCTGACAACATGAAATCGTCATTGGACTTCGTGACCTTGATCACGTTGTCTGTTAAATTTATACTTGAATCTATTGTCAAGTTAGACACATTGACCACACCAGTACCCCCTGGTGTTAGGTTCAAGTCTGCGTTTGAACTAGTGCTGATTATGTTGTCATTGAAAGTGAGATTGTCGATGGTGGTCGTACCAACAAAAGAACTTGCACCCGACACTGTCAATGTAGATAGTGTTGTTGTGCTTGTAACATCCAGGGTGGAATTTACAGTCACCGGAGATGAGAAAGTGGGAGTGTCGGCATTCAATGTGCCATCTACCACAAGATTGTCATTTATGTTAATAATACTAGAATCCTTGCCAAGTATTGATGTACCGGAAAATCCTACTCCTTCTATTACGATTGATCCAGACCCACTAGGCACAAATTTTAGATCATCATTTGTCCTTGTGGACTTTATGTTGTTGTCTTCTATGTTAATCCCAGGGAACACCACTGATCCTGTGCCCGATGGTTTGATCACTATGTCCGCGTTGGACGTCGTTGTGCTGATGTTGTTTTGGATTACATTGATGTCTGATGCAACAGAAGGACGTGCGAACAACTCCGTGAAGTTGTTGTTGACCTTGATACCCGCACGCCTAATGGTATCGCCCGTGCCGTCGTCTGCTGTAACACCTATGTTGATTAGTTCCTGGGACATTTATTATCCTGCCGAAATTTTCAAAGTACCCGAGTCGTTGTAAAGTTGTCCTGCCACATTTGGATTGCTAGTTGGCAGATTGGCCATCGTTATTTTTACCGGTGTGATCGCAACCCCACCTGTGCCATTTGCGGAAAGCGTTAGGTCTGAATTAGTTGTCAATGTTGACAAAGTTGTATCTGCGAACTGTACTTTGTCTATTTCAACGTTCCCTGTGCCGTTTGGTTGTATAGTTACGTCTCCGTTTGTGATAGATGTGGTTATCAATCCTGTGTCAGGATCTCCAACAATCTGATACACTTCTTCAAAGTTCGTGTTGATTTTGGTCATGGCGGTACGCAAGGTATCGCCCGTTGCTGGGTTTCCCAGTGTTCCTGTGTCTATGTTTAATCTAGCCATATATCGAATATACATATTTATTAAATAAAATTGATGTTTGTCGAAACATTAAAAACTATGAGACTGTATGAACGCCAGAGTAAATGTGGCGTGTACCACACCTTTCACCGAAAAAACACCATATTTGTGTTCAAGTGTGATTCCTGTGGAGTAACATATTTGCGACCAAGAGCAAAAGTCGATCCAGAACGTGCGACCAATGACTACAAACATGTGTGTTCACACTGCGATACCAAACGTTTTGCCCAGAAAGTGGGTGTGAAAATGCGTAAGGTCTACAAACTTGACGCCAGTAGCACCAAGACCCTATAACTTTCTCCACCGGATGTCATCCCTATAACCAGATATCCATCTCTGTAGGTCAGCGTAGATGCCACACTTTATATTTGGTTGGTCAAAATACCAACGTAGGAATGGATTGCCTTCGAGGTATTCCTTCCTGTTGATGAAATGGAAATTGGTGTTGGGGAATTTCCTAAAAATTTGTCTAAGTTGATACATCCATTCATATTTGAGATACGCCTTCATGCTGGCCCTGTCTGGATAGTTGATACTGTTCTTATAGATGTTGTTCTGTATTCTGCTGGGAGTATCCATCTCCCATTGTTGCGCACCCATGATATCAAACGCCATTATGACAATGTTCTTGATGCCTGACTCCGCGGCCATCAGCACAGCACTACAGCCCGAACCCTTCGCCTTGGAAAAGTCGTTGGTCTTGATCTTGCCGCCATTCTTGACGTCACCTCCCCTCCATACCCTGTATATTTTGAGACCCTCTGGAATGTCGTTTTCTACATCTCCATCACAGATGTAGTTCCAGGTACTGATGTCTTCTGGACCGTGTATGCTTGGTGACTCCTTACCGTTGTTGTGCCACTGGGCCAGTTCCTCATACATGGGAGGGTTTACCGCCACTATGTGATCACACAGCATGGGATGGTCTCGGTATATGGCGTTGCATCCATATATGGTTCCATGCCCTTTTAGGTTGTCTATTGGGAAAATATTTCTCGACTCACCATTGCCTATTACGAAAGCGGTATCCATACTATCATCTTTTCACAAACGCCTTTTCAACCACAAACTGTGCCGGAGTAGAAGTGTTTCCTTCTTTCATTCCTAGAGTTTTGAAATGATCCATAAGGTCTTTGTTGAGTCCTTGCGATCCACAAATCATGAATCTGTCGTCTTGGGACAGATCCTGTTTTGTTGTTTCGGTGAACAGATTGCCGTTCTTTATCCATTCGGTTATCCTGCCTTTGCGTTCCCACTCTTGCTGTGTAAGAGTATTGAAATACATGAAATTTCCATTTGTAATTTTTTGCCATTCCGTATTAAAGTTGTCAAGTATGTCTTTGTATGCCAGTTCATTTTCATGTTGAACAGTGTGGGTCAAGATTACTTTATCGAATCTTTCATAGGTGTATGGATCTTTTATTATTCCTAGGAATGGTGCCAGTCCTGTGCCTGTGGATATTAGATACAAATTGCGACCTGGTAGTAGATAATCGATAACAAGTGTTCCTGTAGATCTAGCCTTGATTAGTATTTCGTCACCTACTTTTATGTTTTGTAGCTTTGAAGTCAATGGTCCGTCGTTTAATTTGATTGAAAGGAATTCCAGGTGGTCCTCATGGTTAGCAGACGCCATGGAATATGCCCTGACTAATTTTTTACCCTCATGTTCGATTCCAACCAAAGAGAATTCACCGTTGTTGAATTTGTTATTATGATGTCTTGTTGTCCTAAAAGAAAATGTCTTGTCGCACCAATGCTGTACCCATGTAACTTTTTCTTTATTAAACATTAAACGCCAAATGACTCTCCGCAACCACATGAACTTGAACTGTTTGGGTTACTGATCTCGAACTGTGACCCGAAAGTCTCTTCTTTCCAATCGATCTTTGTTCCCGCCACGTACAACATGGAGGTTTCATCAACCACGAATCTGCCTGTTTGCCAGTCCTCCACATGATCATCCTTGCCTACGGATTCTTTTGTGTCAGCGAACCCCCATTCATATTTGAATCCCGCACAACCGCCTCCTTGGACGGCCAGGCTGACTGCATATTTGCCAGGATTTTTTTCCAAAAGTTTTTCGATTTGGTTCTTGGCCTCATCTGTGATCTCAAACCATTTATGATTTTCATAACCTTGCATACTATTAATTATCCTTATTTGCCACCGCTGTTTTGTATTCCCACGCACAGCCAGAATCTCGTGGCATCTCGTTTGATCTCGAAACTCATGTATGCGTTCTGATTCTCCCAGTGATTGGCAGGATTTACGATCTCACCTGACGGCGCGA